TCATTTGCACCAAAACAAAACACAAATCTGTTATCTGACACTAACAATATATTTTGCACCACCGGAACGTCTGATGCTCCTGCTAATGAAGAAACTTCAACAGCTCTGGTAGATAGGGATGCGGCATCACCTGAATCCCAAAAGTAGATTCTACCACCACTAGGCCCAAATACTAAATCTTCACCAAAGTTAGACTGATTCCATGTACGAAGTTCGTTTACAGATGCCTGTCCAACACCCCATGTTCCAGAACCCCATGAACCTGCACCCCAACCTGTTAAGGGTATAGCAAACGCAGGGCCTGTATTTATTTGATATGCAGCAGATACTGTACCTCCACCTGTACCGCTACCACTTGCTGCAGAAGATACAGTTATATTATATGTGGTAGGTGTTACTATATCTATTTGAAATTCACCATCAACTGTAACTCCGTTAACTGCAGAAGCATTGCTAAAAGTTACAAAATCTTCGTCTTCAAACCCTCCATTTGCGTCTGTTACTAATACAGTTGTAGAACCATTTGTGGTAGTAAACGGGTTAGTTAAAGACACAGTAGCACGTAATGGTGTAACATCATTATAAGCTCCACCATTTTCTATGAAAAATTTAAGGTTTGTGCCGACACCTAAGAAGTTTTGCCCTGTTATGGTAACCCAGTTAAAAAGAGAACGGCATATACCTTGAAATGTTGTTGAAGATATTTGTGCCCACCCACCTATCTTTTCGGGCATTCCTTTACGAAACCGTATCTTATCACCGTTGTACCAGCCACCTTCACTAGCATAACGAGTTCTTTCTCTATTTATACCACCTCTAAGTGCTAACTTCTTTAACGTCATAACTAACCTGCTTTTTTCATTCTTTCTATAAGTCTTTCTGCCCTGTTTGTAACCTGATTATACCACCTGCTTTGCTTCATTTGTTTTGCGGCTTCTTCATGGTTTCTTTCTTTTATAGCTTTTATCATAAGTTTAAATTTTTTATACCGAGGTAATCCAAGATTAAACATCATATTGCAACATATTCTTTTTATTTCTTCATCCATGTCATCCCAGTCATCATATACCTTTTTACAGTCATCTATAGTTATTTTTATATCTTGTTCAAATAGTTCACTGCATCTTTCATAAGATATTTTTGTACCTACAGGTTGTCCATGTTCTGGATCATCTTCTTTTATCAAATGTCCAATACCCATAGTAGGTAAATTTAAATGGTCAAGATAAACCTCTAATTTCAGGCCCTCATCTGCTTCTATTTCATCCTGTAACTTGTTAATATCCATTATTTACCTTTCCTATTTAAAATCTGCAGTCCTTGTTTACCAAACCTGTATCCAAATGAACTACCTATTACTATATATAACATATTATGAAACCAATTAGGAGTGTGTTCATCTAAGAATATAAAACCTTCTTTGACATACTCCTGTGTCCAAGGCAGAAAACAACATGTTAACACGGCTATAAACCAAAGTGACCACGCTTCGTCCTTCCAGCTTTCGCCCATCTGGTCTGTTAAAGACCTCTCATTTAACATTGAACTTGTAGCTTCTGTCTCGTAAACCTTAGCTTCCGCTTTAGCTCTAGCTACTTTAACTTCTGTTTCTGCTCTTGCTTTATCTACACGTCCTTGTAGCCATGTACCTGCCAAGCTTGATATTGGCCCTATAATACTACTTAACATATATTACTCCTTTTCTGGTGGGGGGATTAATCTGCGAAAAATTTATTACATTTTGTTTAACAATAATCAAAGGAAGCCTTTCATAAATTAAGTGTTAAAATGAGCAGACACCCCCCATAACTCTAACATTTCCATCTTCTTCTAGCTTGTCTCAAACGACTGTTTGGATTCTTAGCTGCTTTTGGGAACTTTTTCATTTGCCCCGCACTTCTAGCACAAAATGACTTACGCCTTTTTGCTGCTTTACTTCCTGGTTTTACCTTACCAGTAACTGCTGTTTTTAGCTTACTTCCGGGGTTTTCACGTCTATATTTAGCCACACCTTTAGCGGTCATGCCTGCACCAGACTTGGTAGGTCTTTTATCTCCACTTTTTATAGTGTAGCCTTTCATGCTACCCCTTTTTCTTGCCATTTTGCCTACTCCTTCTTATTGATTCTTTGCCTCTTTTAAATATACTGGCAACTTCTGTTTTACCCATAACCTTGGCTCTTTGCTCTCCAACTGTCAATATTTGAATTTTTCGAGCAAATGGTTTGTTAACTTTTTTAACCTTTGCCACAGTTGCACGAGCATCAGCTGGAGTTGCAAACTTAATTCCAACAGTATCCTTTGGATTCTCATCTGTGTATAATCTCCTTCCGCTACCTTTAGGTTTTTTTCCTGTTCCTACCTTTGGGTCTCTTTTCTTTACTGTCATTGTCACTCTCGTTATACAAGTTATCAAATATCCTATTTACATCTAACGTATAATCTAAATTAGACTTAGAATAGTGTATGTGCTGCGAAGGTAAAAAGTCAGGTGGCCCTTCGCCTGTTTCAAACCATGCTGGATGTGTAACACGAACACGGTTATTTGGCAACGCTACCATGTTACCTGTCCATTCACCTGCATCAAGTAAATACATGACATGACTCTGCTTATGCTGTGCAGGGTCATCAGCAATCTCACTTTCTGAATAGTCAACTGTAAATAGATATTTAGCAGGATAGAACTTTCCACCTATCTTGGCTACCCAAGGACAAGGTGTTGCTCTATCTAATGTATAGACAGCATGGGTATATGAAGAACAGTCCCAAGGTTGTGCATCATGCACTTCCATTGGTTCAGGCCACTCTTCTACGGCTATATCAGCCATCAAAGCAGTTATAGGCATCCTTGCCCACATGGCTCCTCCATGCACGTTTGGTTGATCTGTATCGTCTGTTTCGCAACCTGTAAACATAACCTGAAAACTTAAACACCTATTTGGCATAGTAGTAACAGCTATTGCCATAGCGTGTAAGAAGTCTCCGTGGTGTCTTAGATGGTTACAAGTGTATTCTCTCCTTACCCAACATTTAAAGTAAGGGATATTACTTTGTAAATAAGGCACTACTTCTTTTTTCTAGCCCTTAGTGCCTTCATTCTTTGAGCCATGGTTTGTTTTTTACCATTTTTACCAGCGGCTTTTTTCTTGGCATCTACTTTTTTAATGGCTTTTCTAAGATTATTAATCTTACCACCATTTTTCATGCCTTTTCTTTTCATTGCACCACCTGCACGGTAGCCTTTTTTCTTCATCATACCAGCCATATATATCTCCTTATTTTTTCTTTCTGCTAGTTTTTCTTCTTGCGGCTTCAACTCTTCTTGGTTTACCCGCTGGTTGCCCTAATCTTTTCTTTTGAGCAATTCTTTTCGCCTTTTCAGCTCTTGACATTTCTCCCGAAGTTTTTGGGGTTTTAGAAGATATCCTCTTTGAGGGGCGACAATATGGAGTACCCCGTTTTTCACCTTTGCGTCTGCCACAAGCCTTCCCCGTGCGGACATCTTTCCAATCCTCCTTAAACCATCGTTTTAGTGCTAAACCAGATTTTGTTTTTCTTACTGCCATAACACATTATACATATTTAGTGACTTTACGTCTCTTTACTACACCACAACCTCTGGCTATACCAGAATTACCAGCAGGTCTTTTTCTATGACTTCTTCTAGTTAGTCCTCCATTAGAGAGTTTAACTATACCTCCTGCAGCTTTCTTCTTTTTACTTGATTTTCCGTAGTTTGCAGCACCAACTTTTCTACATTTTGCAATCGCTCCTGATGCATACGCTGATGGGAAAACTCTATATCTAGCTTTAACTTTGTGATAACAAGCGTCTTTTGGCATAACTACCCCTTTATCTTTTTAGTAATTAATAAATATATAGTGTAACACACAAACACGTAAACAGTAGCTATACCAATATCAACTAAATGTTCACGCATATGATATATAAACTGGATACCTGCTTCAACATCACTACCACCACCCATGTTGATAGTCTTACTAAAGTTTTCTACATCGCTGACTGTCTGTTCAATCATTTACCTGTTAACCAGTCCCAGAATGTTTTTCTTTTAGCAGTTCCAATTAATTTTCTTATTAAACTTAAAATACTATTCTTTTCTTCAACTACCTTTTTAGGTCTACCTCTTTTAGCCATCTTAATCTCCTTCTTTTTTCGGAACCGATTTAGGAACGCAATAAGCCTTAACCCAAATTTTGCTATCCCCTGCGAGGGAAGGGTCATAGTTTTGCGACCTAATTTTCTGTGCAATTCTAAGGCACGAATCCAAATCACTGAAATATACCGCCTCCTGTACAGTCCCTGATAAAAATACTACTAATAACCATGTCATTTACCATTTTCTTTCGAGCGTGTAAAAGCCGTTGTTCCCATAAAAGTTGCAACGATACCTAAATTTGCCACAACATAAGTAGAAAGTAAAGCCGTAACCATCTCAACTCGTGCATCTGGTATGACTGGTGACATAACTAACACTATTAATATAATAGATGATATAGACGATACCCAACAAAGCATACGTTGTTGATCTTGCATCTTATCAGAGTTCTCAAGACGTATCATATGTTCAGATCGTGAGAGCTCCTCATCACTTACAATGCCGTCACCATCTAAATCAAACTGTTCGTATTGACTGCCTTTTTGTAATTTTTTACTCATTTAAAACTATCCTTTATACTTTTTATTACATTCTTAAGCGTAAACGGTTTCTCATTGGGCCTATACTTACAACGTATCTCCCTGGGGCACTCACCTGCACCAATGGGTACATACTCGTTCCACTGTGTATAGTTAGCTCCAACATAAACGCAAATCCTTGTTTTGTCTTGTAATATTTGACTTGCTAATCTGCAAGTTGTTACGTCTTTTTCTCTTGCAAACACGACTATGGCTAGCACTGAAATTACACATAAAAATATAAGTAAGTAATATATAAAGTTATACAGCATAATCATTACGCCACGCTTTTGCTAATAAGCCACATCATCCAACCAAGACCAGATAAACCTATCAAAGATGCGATTCCCATAATTGTGTAGTCACGTATCATGCGTTGCTGCTCTTGTTTTGCATACACTGCTTCCTGCCGTGCTTTGCGTATACGACCTTCTTCACGTATTAGATCATCCCATGCTTGGAGTCCATAGTGAGCTACTAAAAAGTTTTTAAGTTCTTCTCTTTGTTTTTGAAGTTTCTTTTTACTAGCAAAACTTTCTATAGCTACTTCTTCAACAGAGCCGTTAAATAACTTATCAAAGGTAGAGGGATTGTTTGCAGTCTTGTGGATGTTATCTACGTCACTTACTGCTTTCATCCATGTTGATAGCTGGCTTGATAAATCCTCAATCTCACGTCCCATCATAATGGCTTTTTTTATACCGTTGTAGGCGGCTGTTGCCCCGCTGACGGCTGCGGATAATGTAAGGGGATCAATCATTTA